CATTCTCACCACCCATCATTTCTGCAATTTTCTTACACATTGCATCTGGGGCTAAAAGGTTACTTACTACATGGTCAAATTTATACTTATCTAGTGCTGTCTCAGTGATACTATTAGACTTACTGGTGTCCACGTTGTCACCTCGTTGCTTCCCTTCAATCCTAACTAGAAAACCTAGTTTATTAAAGAATGCAGCTTCATTTCTAAATCGTACATCATCACATATTATAATATCTGCATCTGATTCTACAATACACTTAGCCATTTGTTCAACCCAGAAGTCTGGATCAATATCTCTACCCCATTGACCAATAGATATTAATAAGTCTCTGTCTTTGTCACCTTGGAGTGTTAAACCAAACTCTTTATAAAGTAAATCCTGAGCTTTGTATAATGGTCTAGAGAATGATATAATCTCAACCTTCATAGACTCACCAAACGCTGCTTTAAGCATATGTGATATTGTTGATTTACCACTACCCATCTTACCTGAAATTCCTAATAATAGTTTTTGCTTACTCATATATTCTCCTAGAATAAATTTTTAAGTACTTCCTCAATAACATCACCTGCAGCTTTAGATACTTCATCTTCAACTACTTGCTCTATTACCTCTTTACTTGGTGATACTGAACCAATTTCACCATCAATATTAGTAAGCTGAGTACTAGCTGCTAGAGCTAATCCTAGAATACCAAGTACTGCGTATCTAATTCTTTTGTCTTTTATTTTAACCTTAATCATTAATGATAAGATTATCTCTACTATTTTATTTCTTTTCATCTGTATCCTCCATTTCTTCTTTTACTTCGTCAATTACTTTCTTGACTACTAAGTTTATAACTATTCTTTTTATTAGTGCTATTAAAAACGGCATATTACCTCCTTGCTCCACCCATCGTATTATGCTGCTCTTTAACAAGTTTTCTAACTGTCTTAAGAGATTGCCATAGAGTAGGATTGATTGCTTGACCTTCTTTCATTATGAGTATTTCTTTTGATAAGTATTCTACTAGTTGTAGTAAGAATCTTATAGTTACATTGACTTGTACAGATTCAAATTGAACATGTCTGTCAAACTTAGTTGGACATTCAGGGTCATAATCTTCTGTAGGCGCTCTGTATACTGGTATTTTTAAACTTGCGTCTTTTATTATTTTAATTTGATTTGCTATACTTAACATTTCCATAGTATCTCCTTAAGATATGGGTTGAGTAGTTTATATACATACTCAGGTATAAAGGTTGTAGGCGTAAGGTTTTCCGTCAGAACTGAGTCTGGGAATTACAACGCCTCGTTAACTGTACACCTTGAATAATAGTCGTTTAAGCTATTTCATCAATTGGCAATTTGTCATTACTGGTACCTCATAATGGCTCTCCTTTGTTTTCATATTATTTTATAAGTCTATGTTAACTTTATTGTAGTTATGCCCATATAAAATTTAATGAGTCTCAGCGTAATTACTGCCTGAGTTACTATCAGAATCAAGCTTTAATTTGATCCCTAATTTCTTTTCTGTATTTGTCATTGCTTGTTTAGATATTCCATCTAATTCTTCATGTGATATATATTTTGGATTATATCCAATCTGTAATTCATCATGTACGAATGCTAGTTGTTTTACTCTGTGTGTATAATCACAACCACGTTCTTTAAGTATTCTATGTATCTCATTCATCCAATTCTTACACACAATAGCACCTGCTGATTGCAATAGGTAATTTAAAGCTGCATGTTCACTTGAACAAAATATCTTCCTACCATCTAATGCTTTTACATAGCCTCTAGTTCTAATTGTTGCTTTAACTGCTTCAGTAAGTTGTACTAATGCAGGTAAGTTCTTATCAAAACTTGCTACTGTTTTCTTCATTGATGCTACAGATACTCCACAAGTCTCTGCTAGACCTTTTATACCACTACCGTATATCTTAGCATAGATAAATGTCTTAGCTGTATCTCTTGAGTCTAAACCTGCTGCTTCTTGATTAACTGTATGGATATCTCCGTTAAGAACTACATCAGCATACTCACCATTGTCAAAAGGGTGCATATAGTGTGCTAACATTCTTAGTTCTAATCCTGATGCATCTGTACCAAATAATTTCATACCTTTAGGAGCTTCAAATAATCCTCTACATTCTTTACCATAAGGTGAACGTACAGAAGGTATCTGAGCTAAATTAGGTTTACTATGAGTACATCTTCCTGTACCTGCTCCTAATGTATTGACTCTACCATGAATACTTTTAGTCTCTTCATTGTATAGTTTTATCCAAGCATTGTTACCATTAGATAACATCCCTAGACGTTTATCAATCATAAGGTATTCTGAAATATGTTTAGATACTGGGAACTTCATTTTATCTAGTATCTCTTCACTTAGTGTTGGCTTATTGTCAGTACCAAATTCCTTTGGTTTCCAATTGAACCTAGAGATTAACCTTTGACCAAGATCATATCTTGAATTAGGATTGAACTCTTTACGTTTAATTTTCGTATAAGCAGCACCTTGTGTGTATCTACCTCTTAATATCTCTTTGTATTGTGTAGTTCTTTTAGGAACTTTAACACCAAGGTTAATAAGAAAATCACCACCTAAGTCTGCTTCAATTAACTCTGTAAGTTCAGCTCTACGATCCATAAGAGTCTTATGTAAATCATGTGCTTTATCAATATTGAAATTAAAACCTTTAGTAGTCTGTTCGATACAGATTCTCTGTGATTCTAATTCAGTCTCTAAAGCCACCTGTGAGATCTCTTCTTTCTCTAGTCTATGGAATAGTTGTGCATTAACTTCACAGTCTTGTACACAGTATTCTAACATAGCTTCTGAGAATTTATCAAAACCTACTTCCTTACCAAAGTCACCTTTGTGATTACCCATTCTAAGACCATAAGCTTCTAAAGAATGTTTACCAATGTTACGCATTCTCATAGTTTCTACTTGTGTTCTATTCTTAGGATCTTTATTCATTACTGGTCTAAGTCTTTTGAAATCCCTGTTCTTGATATCTGGATATGCTAACTTAGCAGCAATCAGTGTATCATAAATTTCTGCGTTATGATCCCATTTAGGGTATAACTTCTTGATAGCTCTTATATCAAAGTCAATAATATTGTGACCAATTAAAACCTTAGCGGCTTGTAAGAACTTCAGACCACGTTTAATCTCACATGGTCTAAATCTCTGTACTTCGTTTGTATCAACGTTTTTGGTCACTATACAGTGTATAACTGTACAGTGTTCTAAATAATTATCTGTTTCTATATCAAATAATAGTCTCATTTTATTCCTTTTTAATTAGTTTATTCAATAGTATTAATGATTTATCAATTCTTTGTTCTTCTAAAAATTTAATCAAATCTAATTTAGGTACTGCATAACCATCTTCATGTGTTCTAAGATTACTAGCAAAGACAACACCTACAACTCTACCATACTTATTAAGTGCAGGAGAACCTGAGTTACCACCAAATACATTTAAACTAAGATGTAGTACTCGAATAGGGTACTCACTAATCCAAGGGAATATATCAGAAACCTCTGATACTAATGTACCATGTCTATGTGTTACAGGTTGTCCCAATGGGAAGCCTACAACATGTACTTCATCAAATGTCTCTATATTCTCTTTAGCTAAATTTAGTCCAACTTCTCTACGTCCATCTAGGATACATAGATCATGCTTCTTTGATACCTTCAATACTCTGTGATAACCATCAATACTAGATAACCCATAAGAGTCACCACATACATGATTGTTAGTCACTAGGTATACTTTATTTTTATAGTTTAAGTAAAATGCTGTTCCAGAACCATAAGTATCCTCTACTTTGATAATATGTTCTGATGTTTTTCTAGGTACGTCTACAGGTTGTGTTACGTAGTAACCACCTAGTGTAAATAATATAGTAAATAATATTGATATTTTCATTTAAAACTCCTTTTTAATTAGGGAAGAGATAACTTTTTACTCCGTTCGTCTTGTAGTCCAGACTCGTACTAGGACTCTTCCATTTTAATTTAATTTACTGTACTTTAATTCTAAAGTAAGAGATAGAAATATCACCTCCTTTCATAGTTAGAAGCTATTTTCATCAGATGAAACTGCATCAAACTCTTCGATAAATAATCCTGTTTTGGGATCATAACTTATCCGATCTGTAATTGATGTATCACCAGTTTTTCTACACTTTAGTAGTGATACAGTTACTATGTTTCTTTCTTTCTCTTCTTCTGCCATTTGATTCCTACTTAATGAGATTACATTATCAGCTAATTGCTTTAATGATCCTGATCCTCTCAAATTATTTACAGATGGTACACCACCCTCTTCAAATGCTTTACCGCCATTAGTATTATTATTTAAATGTGATACCACAAATAAATGAATATCTAACTCCTGAGTTAAACTCTTAAGTGAAGTCATAATATTATCAATAGCCCTACGTTCATCAATATTACCATCCATACCAGATACTAACATTGTTATATGATCAAGATAGATAACTTTACAGTTTTCAACCTGAGCTAAATACCGTATCATATTATATAATCTTTCTGTATCAAGTGTTCCAAATGTATCAACAATATTAAGTCTATGATTACCATCAGCATCTTTTGCTTCTGCTAATTCAGTCCAAACTTTTATAACTTTAGGATCTTTATTTGTTTCATCCTCTAAGTGTAATTGTCTACCCATCTTTACTGATACTAAACCTTCCATTGTATCTCTGATACCTTCCTCAAGATGTATTATACCTTGATTAAATTCTGTTGTATCATGAAAATGCAATTCGAGCTGTTTCATAAATGTAGTCTTACCACTACCACTACCTGCTGTAATAATAGTTAAATCTCCTATACGCATACCACGCATCTTTCTTGTTAATCCTTTTACATAATCAGGGAAATCATAGTGAGCTGTCTTATCTACTTTATCTAGTAAATCCATAAGCTTGTTACCACTCTTAATCTCTTCTGGTACATGTACCTCAGCATTCCATATAGCCTGTGTAAGCTCTTGTATTCTACCTTCCTTTAACATAGCATTAGCATCTTTCAATGGTAATTTTGCTATCTTAACGTACTTAGGTGGGAACATAGATTGAAATTCTACTGCTGCCTTTTGACCAACTTCATCCATATCAAACATTAATACTATCTCTTTAAATTTAGATAGATATTCAAAATTATGTTTAACGTCTTTCTTCACTCTAGAGCAACCATTAGGTAAACTAATGACAGGGTATTTATCCCCTTGTACTGAACTTAAGCTCATAGCATCAATTTCACCTTCTGTGACTACTAACTTGATCTTCTCACTAGGCTTCCATACATTCTGACCGAACATAGTGGCAGCTTTAGAGTCACCTGACCAAGCAAAGTTCTTATCTTTATCTCTATATTTTTCTGCTACTATATCACCATCAGTGTTATAATAATATGTACAGTGTTTCTTATTTGATACACCATATGTAAATTTCTCTAATGTACTTTTACTGATACCTCTAATTTGATTAGGGTACTCAATAAAACTTGGATTAAATTCTTTTTTCATCTTTGTCCCTGATTGTTCAAAAGTGTCACCACCTTTAATTGTTACACCACAAGCAAAGCAATGCTTACCGCCATCTGAGTATACTGCATTAGCATCAGATGAACCGCATGACTCACATGATGTTTTATACATGTATTCAGATTCACTTTCCATCTTCCATTACCTTTAGTTTAACTGTTAATTCTTCTTTTAAATCCAAGTAATATTGAAATTCACTTGAATTAGGAAGTGTAACTAGGTTTGATTCTATCATTGCTAGAACCTGCTTTAATTTAAATTTTGTTGTCTCTAATGTCTCTTCCATATTAATCCTTATAGATTGGTATTACCTTGTAGTATAAAGCTTCTTCATCTTCTTTTAAATACTTAAACCCAAAAGCTTCATATAGCTTAATTAGATTACCTTTATGTTTATTACTTTTCTCAACTCTAGCAAAGGCACTAACTAGTCTCTTACCTCTAACTAGTTTATCTCCAATATCAAATAATTGTTTAACTAATTTACCATCACCTCTATGCTTTTTAGACACAAAGATTGAAGTAAAGTACAAAGCTTTACCATCTGTAGTATCAAATATCTCATACTCAATGAAAGCATTATCTATGAATATTGTCTCTCTAGGGTTAACGAAGTATTCCCTGTTGTGTTCTAGTATTAAACTTAGCTTATCTGTGTCATTCATTTTATACCTTTGTAATTATTATTTTAGTACCATGAACTTCATCAAGTTTGGTATATCGTTTCTTACCTGTTACTTCTATAATTTGTATGTCATCATGCCATATCATCTTTTCATGTGTGATTGCATCTAAAGGTGCTTTGATTAAATTATCAATATCATACCTAGGGCAATCTGGATTAGATGGTTTCTTTGGTTTATAACATATAAATTCTAATTCAACTTTGAATAATGATTTATCATCTATAGGAAAGTCACTCCGTATGCTCTTTAAGAACGCATGAGTTTCCTTCCTGTAGTTCATATATGATTTACTATAGTAAGCCCCATAGCTAGAGACTCTAGGTCTGGAAGCTGATACAGGCTTACTTGGTAAAAATATTTCTATCTTAGAAGTCATAGTTCTCAGATTCAGTTAGAGCTTCTTGTTCAGAAGATTCTCTGTTAGCTTCTTCAACTTCAGTAGCTTCAAAACCATAGTCTTGACCACCACCTGAATAAGCTACAGCTTCAACTACTTGAACTGACTTAAGACCAATTGAGACACCATCTTGTCCCATAAAGTTATATTGTTTAACTTCAATCTTAGCACGAATCTTAGATCCATTACCAATTGATAACCCTTCTAGTTCTGCGCCTGATACTCTTTGACCTAAATTATTATAGATTGCAGGTGCATTGATAGTATATGTACTATTATCACGTTTTGTACCTTGAGATTTTGATTTAAGTTTTACCTTGTAACCCTCTGGTGTTTTCTCAAATGGTTTCTTACCTGAACCAAATGTTTCTAGAAAGTCAATAAACTTCTCAGATCGCTCAGATTCATCTAAATGTAATTCACATGTATAATTACCAAACTTATCCACCTTAGATACTGAAAACCATTTAGTCTCACCAATAGGTGTAGTTACAATTTGTTTCTTCATGTCACTCATACTTTTCTCCATGCCAAATTAATGACCTTTAGCTATATCATAATTGATATATTTGTTTTAATTCTTATCAATAGGATGCATTTCGCTAACTCATTGATTCTATTAGGTAGTAGGGATATAGGATTAATAGTATATATAGTATTCTATAATCATTCTATTATATTCATTATTATCTATTTTTTCATATTAAATCTATAATAATCTATAATTAATCTATTATTCTATACTAATCCTTTATATCTCTTACCGGTCTATTATAGGTCTCTTATCAATAGGATGCATTTCGACAAACATGAATAAAATCAAAGACTTATGGTATCAATAAATATAATTAATAGGAATGTAATTTCAGGTACTTAAACGCACAAAGACGATCTCATTGGATCGCCTAAGTACTTGTTAATTGGTATGGTATTATTTATAAACTTGGTACATCTTTACCATACATTGCTTTATTTAATAATTTCTCAGATATAATACTAATACGTCTTACTAAGAATCTTCTCTCTGTAGCTGCTATATCTAAATTATTTATTTGTTCCACTAATTCATCTCTTTCTTTTAGTATTTTATCTCTTTCTTCTTTATCCATAAAAGGTTTCATTCTTGTCTCCTTGACCAATCCCATACTTGTATTATACAAAATGGTAATAAAGCAATTGCTAGTATCTTGTTATCATCAGGGAAGTTACCTATTATAGTGTATAGAACCATTGTTGATAATATTGTACATAATACTAGCCTTTTCTTTGACTTTAGGTATTTATTTGTAGAATTTGTGTGAATCATATTCAGCCCAACCTTTAGTAATTTCTGCTTCTGTAGTCTTATTAGGGTACATAATTTCTAATCTTTCACCCCAAGATAACTTTCCATTAAGTTTCTCTGATACTGTTCTAGTGTCAGTTGTTGTTGTTTCAATTGATCCATCTGTGTTAATTCTAGTTACTTTTGTTGTCATAATGCCCTCCTAGGCGAAAAAATATTCTGATTTAAGTACTTCTGTTAAATCTAAGTTACCGTTAATTGGTAACTCTTCGTGGTCAAATTCTGGTTGCTGTGCTATCCAATTTTGTAGCACATCATTATTCTTATAGATATCGTAGAATTGCTGTCTAATAGCCTCATAGAGCTGTCTACAATCTGATGCATGTGTTCCATAGGAGTCATGTATCATATTCAAGCTAACGCCATCCTCGATTGAATTAATGGTATTCTGTAAATGACATGCATCTAAACTATGAATTAAGTTAGGTGCTATCGAATTACCATGCTTACCTTTGTTTGGTGTATCTAGGGGTATCTGCATGTATATAGCTGATCTTCTATTCCCACAAAATTCACCAAGTAAAGTATTAACTTGAAACTTCTTTAAATTAGGTTTACGTTGTACCACCTTGAAGCCATTTGGTGTTGTCCATTCAATCACATTCTTGTCACTTGCTTCTAGTATTAAACTTGGCATCTTCTTTAAAAAATTCATAACTTCTCTAGCCTTTATTACGACCATTGAGATGGCATCCCAGAG